CTGCGACTGACCTATACCGCACCACATCACCCGTGTAATAGGTTGTGCTGGCATCGTAGTAGGTCGTGTGGATTGTATCGGGAAGCTTTGTCCTGAACTCTAACCAGACCTTCGTAGCTTCACCTGGGCATTGAACCCCGTTGTGACTCAGGAAAAATCTTAAATTTGTTGCTGTCCCATCGAGCTTGCGGTTCTTGTTCCACACATAGGTTGCTGTTCCTATATCTGTTGTCTCCCAGCTTTGCTCCAGTGCGACATATTTGTCGAACAAGGGAAGCTCACCCCAGTAGCTTGCGTTGGTCGGGACCGTTCCCGCACCTACATCGGTATGCAACTGGTAGCGTTTGTCATCCACATAATAGTAAACCTTGTCCCCTACGGCATAATCCGTTGTCGAATCATACTTGCTGTCTGTGTAGGAGGTTTCCAGTTTGCCCCAATCACTGTGAATGACACCATCTGAATCTGATGGGGCGTTGCTTGTTGTCTTGAGTGCGACCACATACCTGTCTGCGTTGCGGTCATAAAGTTGTGTACCTGCGGCATGCGATCCCGCTGCCCAAGGTTGCTTGAATGTCCGTTCCTCAATTCGCATGAGGTCGGTCCACTCGGTCTTCTCCCAGATGTCCCTGAGTCTGGAGTCAATGAATGCTTCCAGAAACTCGGCATCATCGGAACTGAGTTCCGAGTAGCTTCTCTGTCCCCTCTCCGCTGACCTCTTTAGAAGGTCACTGTATCGGACTTTACGCATGTTTCCACGGTGCGGCTATCGGGTTGTCTTTGGTGAACTTCTCGATGTTCTTCTTGTCACTCCAGAAGTGAGGGTCTTCCTGCTGCCACCTGAACCAAGTCCTAGCATCAACCACAGACATCAGTTCCAATTCACACCCCGGCTTGCGTTGATAGTTCTTGTGCCTCGATGCCGTCCGCTTCAAGCGGGAGAAGGTGTTGCCCCTCTCCCGCTGAAGCTTACGATTAAGAACTCCCCCCAGACGCAGTTCCCGTTCAAAGGACTTCTGCGTACCGGGGGCAAGCTTGTCGAATTTAGGTATAAATACCTGCGGCATTAGCTACCGTGATTGTCAGCAGCAAGGATTTTGCCGTGAACCTTGGGATTTTTCACCACCAAGGTATACACTGCCTTCGCATGGCCGCGAGGTCCACCCCCTCGGTCCTCAAAGGACTCAGTGTGCATCGAATCAAGGAACTTCAACTCCAAGGAGTCAGTGTCCAAGATTAGACCGGCATCATCATCATAGGTGAATGCCAATGTGTCATCGGTTCCAGCAGTTCCAAGTTCAGCACCACTGTTGCTACCACCAAGGAACACACTCGGAATCATGTTAATGACACCGAACGATGAATTGAAGGTCTTGACCTCCAAATTGATCGTTTTGGACCCAGAAGGTTCATTAACATGGTAACGACCTCTGGTTGCCGTATCAACGCGAGTGAAGTTGTCAATGATGTCAATGACGATTGGCGACATGACACCCATGTAACTCTTCTTCTCACCGGACACCGTGAACATCGACTGAAGAACAGTATTTAACTGTGCCTCGGTCAGATCATCGCTTCCCGCTCCCTCGGCTCCATCAGAAATGGAACCAGCAGGGGGACGATATGCGGCTGGAACATCAGTAGGACCACCAGAATCAATCCAATCAAACAACCCGCGACTAGCATAGTTGCCCGTAGTGGAGGCGCGATCCTGAACACCGCAAACAACTCCCTCGATGTCGCGTTTTAATTCGCGCACCGACTTGGATTTTGCGTTGTCGATTTCAGAATCGAGTCCAGCTTGATCGACCAACTGTTGCACATCAGACACACCAAACTCACGTTTGCTGATATTGATGTAGTTGCCCAACCGCGCACGATCCTCGGCTTTGTTAAACCAAGTTGTGCTGTCGTGACCTTCCGCAGTTGAATCAACCTTGGCAGGTGACAAGCTATCGCATAACCACTCCGTAAAAACGGACTTTGTAGAACCTTTGGAAATCGCACTGGTAACAGGGGTCACTTCGGGTTCTATGATGCTGATAAAATCAGCAAGTTCCTCTCGATTGGCTTTTGAAGGACCAGTCGTGGAACTGTTGTATAAACTATAAGTATTGGCTTCCATAACTTATTTATTTTTTTCTCTATTGGCAGCGAACCAGTTGGTGAGGGAACCTCGCGATCCTGAGTTGATTAAGTTCTTGGAAGCATCCTCCAACCTCATCCCGCCCGGATTACGGACAGGTTTTGGTTGAGCTTTCGGACGGGTGGCAGTCCTTGTCGGTGTAGCTTTCTTGGAAGGTTTCTTCTTCCCTTCAGTCACCATCCGGTTGTACTCATTCAACCCAAGCATGTAGATGCTCACGTTTGCTTGCCAGTTGGGTCGCATCCTTAACTCAGGTGCTTCCCGTACCACTGACATCGCTTGCTGGTACATCGGACTCGACTTGTCCTTCCAATATGGAAAGACATCCTCGACTGCGCGGCGAATGTTACTCTCTTCCCGCAAATACTCTTCCCGTGAAGGAACGTGTTCCTCCAGTTCGTACTCGATGTCAGACATCATTCGTCTCACATCGCTTTCAGCGTACTCGCGTTCTTCACCGTCTTCTGTGGTGGTAAAACCGTCATGGTTCTCCCTTAACCACTTCTTCCAGCGAATGAGCTTGGACTTATGTTCCTTTAGTTCCCCCAGCGTCTTGACCTTTGACAACGGATTGTCCCCTATTTGAAGGGGTTTTTGGTCAGGGTTTGCGCTTTCAAGTTGCTGTTCAAGTTCCGCAATCCTTTCAGATTGTTTCACTCCTTGTTCTTCAGCTTCCTTGGCTCGCGCAGTTAACTTACCAATCCGTTTATTGATCTTCTTCTGGAGATTTTGGGGAACACCGTAGTCCTCCTCGCCATCGTCCTGCTGCTCAACCTCGTCGGGTTCAGCTTCATCAGACTCATCAACGACAGAATCTTCCTCAACCTCCTCGATGTCCTCTATATCGACATCGTTTTCTGGTTGAGGTTCTTCAGTCTCCTCGACAGGGTTTTCAACGTCAGGAGAGGGTTCGCTATTAGCACTCTCACCTTCATTCTTTTCGACCCTGTTGTTTTCAAAGAACCTTTTCAGGTCGTTCAGACCCATTTCCGCAGTTACTTCGGGGACTGCTACCCCTTCTGTTTCTGTTACCATGCTGTTAAACCTGCAAGTAGGTGTTTATTCCGATTGTTTTTAGGGAACAAAAGAAAACCCGTGCAGCAGTTACTACACGGGTTTCGAGGGGGTGGGAGGAGTGTGATGGATGACAAGGGACGCTTAAATCCCTACCACACTATAAAGGTTTATATTTATTCATTATCAACTGTGTCTGCTATAGCTTGCAACCTGCCATTTATCTGGTTGATACAATCAACTCCACCAGCACTGTGCGCGAGTGAACCGTGATCTTGAGCAGTTGCTTGATGACTTACATGGGCAACCAATTCCTCCTTGATCTCATCAAGAAGATTTGTCATTGCCGCAAATCGCGGATCACCAATTAAGATTTTAAGATCGTTTTCTGTCATGCCCCCAATCTCCCGATGACTGCGTTCTGTTTCTGTTGCAACTGGAACTGCAACTGTTGCATACGCTTGTCAACGCGCCCCCTGAACTCCTCGTCCTGCTGGTAGCGTTGCTGTGCGCTTGGGCTTGCAGTGGGTGATTGTGGGTCAAGGATGCTTTTCAGGACATTTAATCGCATCTCATGGCTTTGCCCCTCCCGAACGTCCTCGTCTATCCCTGCGGACATCCTTGCAAACACATTCTTCTCATCATCAATCTCCTTCTGTGCCGCAGTCTCGGTTGGCATCAGCAGTCTCTCACCCAGAACAGGGTCAATGAAGCTGAACACCACCTGCATGAGTTCCGAACGATCAACGACACCCTGAGTGTCGAACTCTCCCACAGCGACCTTTAGCAACTCCAGCTTCCGCTGCATTAGTTCCTGATCTAAATTAGCCACGGCAAAATTTAACTGTATGTCAAATTGGCCCTGAATATCGTCTCTGCCAGCACTTAACATCTGCGCCTTGGACGAACCCACAACCCGGAAGAAAAACTCCTCTGAGGCGAACTGCTGCGTCAAGGCAAGCACCTGCTCCATCACTCTCCTCCAGTTGTCCAACCACTTGGACACCATGTGCTGTTGCCGCATCATGGCATACGCTTGGTTCTCCTGTCCGGTGGTCCTTCCGAAATATCTGTCACAGGTTTCCCGAATGCTGTCCTCGATCTCCTTGCTCCCTGCGTTGTAGGTTGGAACATCGGCATACTGGTAGTCATCCGACCTTACCCGTGGAACAAGTGTCCCCGGACCCCACTTGGTTGGTGGACGACCTGGGGGATGATGAAGTGGCGGCATGGTCGCCAATGAGTTGCGGTCAACCCTTGCATCCCACTCGTTCTTGATCTGCTTCTGCCAAGTGAACCCGATCTCTCCGTAGCCACGCGAGTCATCAACCCTGCGACTCAACCATTCTCTCCTGAACATTATGAACGGATATTGGCAGTGATCGTAGTTCATCAGTTCACTTACAGCATAAATATCCCTGCCGCGCAGGTCTGTTGGCATGTGTGGCGAGAAACATGTGTAATGGATTCCCGGCACATCCTCATCGTCCAGCTTGCGTTCATAGCAATGGACAATTTCATAAATCTCCTTGGTGTCAAAAACGATGTCCCGGCGACTTGCATTGCTGCGGGTTGCCATTGCAGAACGATCAACCGTGATGGTTTTGCCCTTGCTGTTCTCTACAACTGCTTCAACCCATTTCCTGTCCCACCCTTTGCTTTCTATTCCATCATACAAAGCTTCCTTGGTTATGAACTCCTTGTAGTAGCACCGTCTGGCATCCTGCAACTCGGTAGTGTCAAGCGGCACAAAGAAATCCTCCCCCAGCCGCAGGGCAACCACGGTTGGACGATTCTTGACCGTCATCTTGACAGGATAAGTCGTTGCTCCTGTCTCCCGCAGTTCACGCACCATCTTACGCATCTTGGACTGCTTGACCTCTGGGAGTATCAGCAAGCCAAGCGCAATCGCTTCATCCTCCCTTTCAGGATCAAGAATCATCTCTGGAAACATGGACAGGTTCTCGCTTGTCTGGGCAAGTTGCCCCACTGCCTCCATGTCAATGTCCGCAATGGTCCTCTGCTCCTCCACATCCCAGAATACACCGACAACTCCTATGCCGTTTTCCAGCATGTAGTTTGCCGCAAGTTCCGCTTCATCATGGAACTCCTTAATTTGGTTATGCAACTGGTAGCGCATCAAGTTGGTCACAAGACTTGCCTGTTCCGCATCGTTGCTCTCTGTCGGGAATGCCGACACCTGAGAGGATCGAAGGGAGGTCATCAGCATGTCGATGTCCTCGTTGATATAGGTGTCAATCACCGGGGGGCGACTGTCTGATGCACCATCAAACGGGACAGGGTTGCGTCCCAGTTTCGATTTCCATTTGCGACCATCGTCGCTTTGCCCTGACCACACGTTGAAACGGGTCTCCCAGTTCAACCGTGTCCTGTCGTAGTATTCGTTTCCCCTGCGAACTATCTCGTGGAACTCGTTCGCAATGTCCTTGATGTCTTTATCCATTATATTTCCATTACCGCACCTTCAGGACCAAGCTTCATAAGGTCTCTGATTGATTCCCGCAGGAACCTCCTTTGACGCTTGTCCATGTCTATCAACTGCAAAACACCCATGTCGGCTAGATCAATGACAAGCTTTCTATTCATGCCCGTCACTTTGCATACCTCATGGGTTCTGAGTGTTAATGGTAAGTCGTTAAAATTAACCTTCATACTCATCTCCTCCTGTTGCCGTCAGGAGATCACCGTCCAAGGACAGAACTCCTGCCTTGAAAAGATACCTGTCGCAATCAACAACATCCTTCAGCGCACCTTTAAGACCGTCTCTTCCGGTGTATTCCTGCATAGCGTAAATTGTTTGCTCACACTCTTCGGAGATGTAATAGCGTGGACAGTTCATTGAGGTCAGCGGACTCGTATCGTCGTAGTCCAGATAATCGTTTATCAATTGCAACCCCTCGTCTATGTGACCCCCCGGTGCAGGTATGAAAACCAAGCTGGGTCCGATCACGTTTCCATGCTTGTCCCTCTGCTCGTCTTCCAGCAGGGATATGATACTGGTTCCCTCCTCGGCACTTGGAACTGCCGCACCCCCCATGCGCGGGTCAATCAGTCTCTCGTAAATCTTCTCCTTCTTTGATTCATCCCAAGTCTTCGTTTCCTCGTCATAAATCCATCCTTCCGCTTCAAGGAATATCTTCTTGTAGGCAACAATGGATTTACCCATTGAAAGGGTCTGTGCCGGTCCCGGCTTGCCATCGGGTTTCTCGCTGGGCAACGCCCATTCACCATAGTTCTGCCGGTCTGGGAACTCCCGGTAAAGGAACACCCTTCCAATGTCATCAATGATGTACCACTTGAAAAACCAGTTCTTGCTACCCGCAGGATCACAACTGACGTATCGAGTCCCCTTGTCCGGTATGGTGTCAACCGAAACAACATGAACCCTGTCATCAAACTTGTTGAACACATTGCCCTCAAGTTTTTCTGCCCAACCGTATGCCCGAATCTTGATGTCTGTTGAAGGTTTCCCTTCCAACATCCTGACGATCTGCGTGTATCCCCCAAACGGATTGTAGTGACTGTGAAAACAAATCGCCCGTGAACTCTTCCTGAACGGTTGGAGGATGTAGGGCATGTGTCCGGGGCGACATCCCTGAACGTGAACTGTTTCAGGGTTCAACAGTTCCGCAGGTTCATCCTGAATCACTCTTGCCCCTGCAACATAATCCTTCACTGTTGCACTATATCCCCTGACAGGTGTAAACGATAGGATGAGTTTACCCGATCTGGTCACAATACGAAACCGCAGGGTCTCGACCCAATCAAGGGGGACAAGCTCATCACAAAGAATCATGTCGCACTCACCTCCCTCAAGAACCGTGATGTTCTGGGTATAATTCAGGAACCGGCAACGAGATCCATTTGGAAGGACAAAACACTGCTCAGTGAACCCCCCTTTGTCTGTCCAGTTGACATTTACCCTGCTCCCTTTCTTACCAAGGTCACGCCATTCGGGTGGCAGGTATTTCCTTATGACGGGTTGTTGCAACTCGATTGAGGTAGCCAATGAGGAGTGGAAACACCACACAACGGCATTCTCGATGTTGCACAGGGTCTCAACCGCAAGCTTACATGCGAACTCGGTCTTTCCACTACGATTGCCTCCCAGAATCAGAAGCTCATCTGCATCGGTAAGCAGTCGCCTTGCGTCTTTCCAGCAATCGAGTTCAAACCCGCAGCGAAGGGGATCAATCTCCCCCAGCTTGATTGCGTTCTCCCTCTTTTCGATTAACTCGACAACAAAATCAATGCCCTGCTCCTTGGCAAGACTCTCGATCCTCTCGTCAGGTATTGTCGGAAGATACGGGTGTGGTGTCTGACTGTACTTCGACAACTTCGTCCCAGTAAATCGTGCCGTCCTCTGAATGTTTCAGAAGCAACGATTCACCTATGCCGGTGTTGTTCCCCCTCTTTGAAAAAACCAACTGGAATTCATTCGTGTCATTCTTGCGAACAAGAACACTCACTGTGCGCGGAAAGTTTACAAGCTCACTTGTCCCTGCCGCAAGATAACTCATGTCGGTATGGGACCAGTGACTTCTAGCGTGGGAATCCACGCTTGGCTTGCCGTTGTGATGACTGACCATGATTGCACACTTGTGCCGCTTCGCCAGTTCACCAAGACCGTGCCGCAGGAATCCTCCGACAACCTTCTGGTCGTTGATGTTGGCATTGATATAATGCAGCAACGGGTCAATTATCAATATATCTGGCTTAATGTCAGCAAGTATTTCCTCTGCGACCTCCAGAAATGCAGTCCCCACCTTGTCATGGTTGGTAATGGTTACAAGGTTGTCCGCAAGCAGTTCGTAGTGCCGTTTGCGAAGCTTCAAGTGCCGCGCAATGCCATTGAAGTTTTCAACCAGTTGCTCGTCATCGTTCTCACCATTGACCATCACAACCTTCAGTTTGCCAGCAGGTTTTAATCCACAGAAATCCCTGCCAATTGACCAGCACGTTGCCATCTGCTGTAACAGGACACTCTTGCCAATATGCGAAGCTCCGGTGAACAGGGAAACGTAACCACGACACAACCATCTCTTGCCAACAAGGTTCGTCCCGTCATCCTTCTTTGCTTTCATCTTGGGAGTGAACCGCATGACACTCCCAAACCTCTTTGACTTCTCCTTGGCAATCCATTCCTCGTAAGATTCAAGACCAAGATCAACCCCAAGCAACTCC